GGCATTACCTGAATAATCACCTGTAGTGTTGACTCCGCCAGCACCGAGGTTTGTTGTATCAATTACTTTTTGTAAAAGTTCATTACTCATTTATTATTTCACCACCTTATTTTTTGTTAGATTATTTAGTTAAGCTTTGTACACCGAGGAAGTGTCCTTGCCATATACTTTTTTGTATTTTTGTTTCCTCCAATGATCCATTAAGGTCACTGGACTTCTTAACTGCTGTTGCAGATTCAAAACCCTTAAGGGCATGGTCAACATATTCAATCTTGCCATACATGTCTGCAATAGACTTGCTCATTTCTTCATGCTTTGCCTTCATTTCATCAATAGCCTTTGACATTTCTGCTCTGGTTTCCTCTACCATGCGGTAAACATCTTGAACTGTGGCAGCATGAGTTGCATAATTCTTTTCAATAGACTCATTGAAGAAGGACTTAAGGTCAGTTACCATCTTTGTGAAATCAAGTGTATCCTCAACCTCCGAAATAGCAACAGCCTTTTCAATTGCTTCTCCTGCATCTACTGCTGTTTCGTCAACAGCAACAACTGACTCTTCTGCTGGTGCAGCTTCAACAGCTGGGGCTTCAACTTCAGTAACTTCTGTAGTTACTTCTGTATTTTCTTCTGTCATTTCATTACCTCCTTCATTTTTCTTAATCGCACTAGTTACATCAATAGGCGAAACTTTTTTTGCTTTGTTCTGATCTGGATAAAGATTAATGGCTGTTGAGCTATTAACTACATTGTCCGATTCGTGAGTTGTTGCAGCATGGTCTGGACCTGGTGCATCATCTTTCTTAAAATATGAATCAATTACTTTTTCAATTGCCTCAAACTTATCATTGTCTGCTTGTTCTACCCAACCAATGTTTGACATTGAATCTCCGCATACTACGCAATTCTTTGTCATTGCAGTTGTTGTTGCAGCAACCTCATCTTCATTACACCAGAATACATTTTCTAGTACTGTTGACTTTGCCATCTTTTGAATAGAAAAGAAATTAGCAAGTGGGTTTGCTGGTGAATCAACTAATGACAACTCGTGTAAATCATAGTTATGAATTACTCTGCGATCTTCTGATCCATCATCTGCCTTTTCCATCTTTGCATCTACAATGTTTCCGCCGATTGAAAAACCAGAATAAGTGCCATCAAGAACTTTTTCCCAAGCATCTTGTGCACCCTTTGAAATGTAAGCTGTTACATAAACTCCGCTGTACTTCTTACCTGTACCTTTATCAAAAAAAGAATCTTCTTTAAAATCAATCATCTTTCCAACAGCAGAAGGTCCGTGCATTTCACGAATGTTACCTCTAAAGTTTTCAAATGCTTTCTTGCTTGCTTCAGCAGTTACAATATCGCCATGACGGTCTACGTTATCTAATGATGCAAATCCAGAGACAGTTCTTTTCTCCTTGTTAACCTTTGCAATTGGAAAGGCCAAGGATAGTGATGATCCGCTGTTTTGCCAGTACGTCTTTTGAATATCCATATGTAAATAAATGATAGCAGTTATTATAAATAAAACATAATTTCAGTTATTATTATTACGGCTGCTTTCTTCCTTCTCCTTGTGGATTTCTTCCTCCCCCAGATTTATCTGGAGCATTAAGGCTTCTATCCTTATCTCTTTGTCGGGTGCCCTTGGCATCAGTTATTGTTTCTGCTTTATCTTGGGCATTAAGATCTAACGGTTCGTCCCCGCCTTCAATAGGGGCACGTCCCAATCTTGATCTGATTTCGTTAGGCAAGATTACCTTATTTACAAGATAAGAAGCATCAATTCTTGATTGAGTCTCTTCATCTGTAAGAGCAAGCTCTTCAAATCTAAGCTCAAAAGCATCTGTAAATTCAGCAACAATCTTGTTAATCTTGTACTCAAGTTCTTCTTGCATAGGACGGCATACTTGCTCTTTAAATGTCTTGTCTGCGTCCTTAGCATTTGCTAGGGATACGTTGGCTGGCATTCCTAGCTTAGATACTGGTACACGGTGTGCAAGAAGGATTCTGTCTCTATTTTCAATGGCATAGTTATTAAATGAAGAATCTTGAATTCCCGCTTCAACTGGATCCATCTTAAACTCAACACGACCATTTTCTCCATCTGATGGAAGTGGGATATAAAGGGTTCTATGGTTGCGTCCACGCAAGCCTGTTTGGAAGAATTCAAGAAGCTTACGCTCAGAATCTGCTGTAAGCTTTGCACCCTTTACTGTAATAATATATCGTGGCACAGCTTTATTCTCAAAGTAATCTAAGTTAAAACGTTGTGCAAATTCATCACCTGCAACAGCATTCTTTGCAGATAAAATGTCTGGAATGCCATAGTATGTGTTTGATGGTGTAAACTTTTTAAAGTGAATAACTTCGTTTGGCTGTGGATCAGTACCAATTTGATCTGGAGTTTCTGTATCTCCAAAGTTTCTAAAGAATGTATAACGGTTATATACAACCTGAACAAACCCATCACGGTGACGACGGATACGCATGGTTGTTGTAGGAATATGACCAATATAGCCAATCTTACCCATTGTTGTTCTACCAACTTCAAGATAAGCATTTCCTGTAGATTCTAGGTCTGTGTAGACCTTTTTCATCGTTTCTAGGAATGAGTCGTCTGAGTTTAATGACTCAAGATATCTGCGTAGCTCTACTTTTGCTTTTTCAATTTTTGAGCGTAGCTTATCAAGCTTCTTTGGATCATCAATTACATCTTGAACTTTTTGTGTAATTTCAAAGGTTTCTTCAAACTTGTAGCCCAATCCGATTACGTTTGCTACTTTAGCATTTACAGCTGAGTGATGATATGGTGACACATCATATAGCTGAGATAGATAAAGCATATTGTATGGAGGCTGAACAATTTGAAATAGCGAATATCCAGTTAAATCAAGTGGGTCAAGCTTCTTAGACTTAGCATCATCTATACCTGTAAATGATTTTTCTAGTCTTGATGCCTGTCTGCGAAAATTAGCACTTAGGCCATCAGCCTTTTTAATATCTCCCCAGGTTTGAGCAAAAGGATCTTCGTATGCCTCAGAAGTTGCATTACCAATACCAAAGTCTGCATTTGACCTTACCTGGATTTGTGTATCTTCTTCATCATCATGAATTACGGTTACGTTATGATCCATTATGCTATTCCCATCTCCCGCTGTTCTTTAATAAACTCCATCATTGCTGGCATGTCTTGCGGGTCTGGTATAAGTCCTAGATCGGCTCTCTGCTTTTGTTCTTCTAGTTCTTCCGCTGTTACTTGTCTATGCCCTGCAAAAAATATAGGCTTACCCTCATCAATACCAAAATGCTTAGCTGCTTGCTTTAACTTTTGGATTTGTCGTATGTCGCCTTTCATGGACGGAATACTTAAGTATCCACCTTCATCATCCATAACTAGTGATTCATCTGGCATCTGCCACATATATAATCCCCAGTTAACTTCATCCACGGGGGTAATCTTCATTTTTCCCATATCTCAAATAATACCATTCTATTAGGTTAAAGCGTAATATTGTTACTTGGCAATGCCAATTTTATCATCATTAAATAACTGATTTGCCAAAATATACTTGTTGACTGGCAAATTTGAACCAGAGGATGCCACCAATTGATCTATGAGGTCTTTATCTTCTGGGACGCTATTTAGATCTTTTGTTGCCCAAGACATGTGTCCTCTTATTTCATTTAAAGAAAGGCATCTGGCGTAGAATGCAAGGTCATTGATGTTTTCCCCTACTCTAAACACCTGGTTATTGTTTTCATTGAATCTAAAGCCTTCTGGAAGCTTATATGGGCCATCAGAGACTCCGTTAATAAATAATTGAATATGACCTTGTGTATACAAAGCAAATACATGTTCTTTTAAATCCCCTTCAGAAATTGTTTTTTTAGTTGAGTATAGATTACCATCTGATGATAAAATTGAAAATGTAATATCTTTGTCAAAACAAATATTCATTAATTCTTTGCCAGAATCCTCTAGGGATATGTACGTGCCATTTATTTTTGATGCCCAAAATTCTATACCAAAAATACCCTGTTCATTATCTTTTGTAAAGCTGCCGTATATGTTTTTAATTGTTGTATTTGAAAAATTATTAACAATTAAAGCATTGGCTCCCCCAGATATATCTGGGCTTACAAAATGCTCTAGTGGCCAATATCCTGATGGGCTATCTGAAAGAACCCTATATTTGTATGACATAGTATTATTTATACCTCAATAATCTTTTTAAATTAATCTATATAAATTGGTTTAATATAACATCTATCTTGAAAATTTAAACCTGATTCAGATTGTAGCTTATTGTATAACTCAATATTATTAATTCCGTATATTCCCAAATCTTCACAATGAAATAATTGATCTATACGGTGTCTTGAATATTTATCTTTAATGTGCCACTCTTCATCATCTTCCCAATGAAAGTTTCTTCTTCCGTTTTCCCTGTCATAATTAGTGTACAAAAAATTAATTGGTGGTGATACTAGGGGAACTTGGTTGACATATGCCCTCACACCCAAAGTTATTTCTTCTCCATGAAAATATAAATATGGATCATAAGGTATTTTTAACATTGCCTTTGAACTTCCAAATGTACAGTTTGCTGCAAAGCCATAGACCAGATCTCCAAATTCTAAATCTCTTACATTTTCCCACTGCAATAGATAAAGGCTTTCAGGTTCATCCCAAATAGGTGCTATTTTATGAAGAGTATCAACCTCTGTTATTTTAGCAAGGTAATCTCCATTATCCCAGTCAAATGTAAAATGTTGAGGATACTTTGTAAATAAAAAATCTTCTCCCCATTTTACTTTACATTTATTATAATAATTAATAACAAACTCATCCCAATCTTTTATCACCCTGGAATGTGAGTCTGTTTGCATAAAATATTTATATTTTTCAGAAAGCAAAGAGTTTGCTAAATGCCTTCCAGAACAAACACCTTCTGCTAGCCTGTAATCAATTTTTTGATAGGAATACTGATTTTTTGGTAAAAAAGAAAAATCAAAAATATTATTTTTTTCTTCATGAGATACAAGAGAAAAGAATAAAAGATCTTTATATTTTGCATTGTCATAAAAACTTTTTACCGTATTTATAAGATCTGGATCTCTGTAGGCAGCAATACTTACAAATATTTTATCCAACTACATAATTCCTTTTTCTGCCCTTATATGGGTATTTAAATAATCAGGACCTTCTGTAAAATACCAGTGGTCTGGTTCACAAAAAAAGAAAAATGCATTACATACTAAATTTGTTTCTGGATTTGGAAACTTTTCTCTCCAGTGAAGCTGGTCATTTCCGTACATAAATAAACCATCATTTTCTTGTAAAGTATATGGCTTTGACTCATCATTATTTTCTACCCACAAGTCCCATGCAGTCTTTTGAAACACACAAAAATCAATATGATATGTGCAAGCATTATCATCTTTATGCTTCCACAGTTTTGCTTCTTTGCCCTCATAAATACTTAATAAGCACCAAGAAGGCTTGATATCTGGTCTTTCAAAATATTCTCTTGCAAGATCAGTTAACTTATTATGTAAATCTACTAATTCTGGAGTATTTGCCCATTGATGTCTACCAAAAGCATTATCATAATTAGGATTATTTATCCACATATTTAAAGCATACTTTTGTATGTTTTTTAAATCTTCTTCTGGCAAAATATTTTGAACTATAAATGGATCTTGCATTTTATTACCACTTTCCTATAGGGCACGTTGCATTTTGCAATTTTGTTTTTGCTGACATAAAACAACCACACTTTTTGCATTGTTTTGTCATTTTAAGTAGCTCTGGGCACATTTTGCAAATTGCATATCTGCTGGCTGTAGTAGCTTCATCAGCATATTCTGTATCTGTACTTACAAGATCCCAAGGCCTTGTTTTTCCTAAATTTTGTTTCCATTGTTCCCAAGGGCTTAGTTCATCCGACATATTTATCTCCCAGCTCAATTTCTAGGCTTGGATCTACTTCTACCACCCGTGATCCGTGTTCGAGAACATATGCAAGTCCCGCAAATTTTGTTATTCTATCATCAAAAACAAAATCGCCAGCAATGTCTTTACCGTTAACAACAACTATAAACTTTCTTAATGTCATTTTACTATGTCCATTCTGGTTCTACTGTTTTTTTACCGTCCCAGGTCCATCCAAGACCTGATTTATCTTCTACGGAAACCTCTATAAATTCATGGTTAGAAAGCAAACCTGCTATTAAAGCAGCATTTACCTGATCATCATCATTTAAATCTAATACTAACCCGACTTCATCGTTATCTTTATTTAAAAATAAAAGTTTTCTATGAGACATTTTTCTCCTTATTTCTCATTCTATCATGACAATTTCTTTTTTGTCAACCTTAGCAAATAACGCATCTATTTCCAGAAAATAGACAACAAGTTCTGGCGCATGGTGTTCCGCAACCCGCTGAGCTACAATCTCCACAAACAGGGGTAGGGGTTGGAGTAGGGGTTGGTGTAGGGGTAGGCGTAGGGGTTGGAGTAGGTGTTGGAGTAGGGGTTGGTGTAGGGGTAGGCGTAGGGGTTGGAGTAGGTGTTACACCTCCACCGCCTCCTCCACCGCCTCCTCCACCTGTAGGTGTTGGAGATGAAACATAAATTGATTGTGTGCCAAGTAATGGAACTGATCCATTCCAAACTTGGATTGTAACTGTTTGCCCAACATAAGAACTTGGAACAGAAAATGTTACGGATGATGAAGATTGGCTCCATGCACCATAAGTAATATTTGTTCCGTTAAGACTAATATTTGTAACCGATTCTACAAAAGATCCAGTTACCGCTGCAACACCAGTATTGTTGTTATAAGAAGCTCCTGTTGTTGATGATTGTTGAACTGGGTTTGAACCACCTCCACCGCCACCACCGCCAGGTGTAGGGGTAGGGGTTGGAGTAGGGGTTGGAGTAGGGGTTGGGGTTGGAGTTCCTGTATAAGAATAGTATGTATAACCAATTGTTGTTCCTGGCGCAACATTTGTTCCACCTGCAACGCTTTGAGTAATAATTGTTTGTGCTATTGAGCTATCTGTTGTATTAGTTGATCCTGTTGCATTGTAATTTAATCCAGATGCTGCTAACGCTGCTTGAGCTGCTGATACTGATAAGCCAACTATATTTGGAACTGTTGCAGTAGAAGCAGAATATAACACAATTTGTATATTTACCGTAGAAGCTTGATAATAATTACCAGCTGGTGGGGATTGAAATGCAACATATCCACCTTGAGAAAGATATGGTTGGTATGTTGAATTTGAAGAAGAAACTGTGCTAAAAACATTGTATGGTACTGATGCAGCATTAAATATTGCGATAGCCTGATTATAGCTTAAGCCAACAACGTTTGGAATTATATTGTTGAAACTAATAATTGGGGGAGGTGTTGCAGGTGCAATATTTGAAGAAATTTTGCCCAAATAGTTTTTAAAAGGGTTTGTTGTATATTTTCCAAATTTTTTAATAGTCATTTATTCACCTTAACCATTATACAATACTACTTGAAGGTTTACTGTAGATCCTGAAAAATAAGGACCTGCAGGAGGTGACTGAAAAGATACATACCCTCCTTGAGATAAAAATGGCTGATATCTTATATTGTTAGAAGACAATGTACTAAATATAGAATAATTTAAATTTAGACCAGACAAAGCTGCGACTGCTTGATTATATGATAAACCAATTAAATTAGGAACAACAACATTAAAGGTTAAATTAGAGTTTAAAACTTGATATGGAGTATTATTTTGTATTGACCCATAATACAAATCAGTTGTTTTTTGATAAAAATTGCCAAATCTTTTGATAGCCATTATTGATATTCAACACCTGACCCTATCATATTTATAGCATTGCTTATACTTGAAGAAGCATATAAAGAATCGTATATGTTTGCTTGTAAATTAAGGTCTACATAAACAGAAGTGTTTGGATTAATTAATACATCTCCAAAAATTTTATTTGAATTGCTTATTCCAAAGCCTTGTGGCACTAGCCATACAGAATACGTTGCAGCTTGAGTGCTGTAATTACAAATAAACAATTGCTTAACAATTGCTTTTTTATCAAAAGAATATATTATGTTTGGAGTTACAGTCAATGTTTGTGGATCAACAAGTCTTTCAGGACTGTAATTTGATACAGAAGATGCTGTACCCGCAGACGGAATTGCAGAAACTGCAGATGAAGGAATACCTGGTCCAGCTGCATTTACGGCTTGCAAAACTATTAAATACTGGGTACCATTTGTTAATCCTTTTACTATAATTGGAGAACTATTTTGTCCAGTAGAAGTGTAGGTTGCACCGTTATCTACAGAAATTAAATAATTGCTTATAGCAGAACCGCCATTTACAACTGGTGGAGCAAATGCTACTACTACCTGACTATCTGATGCAGTTGTTGAAGTAATAATTGGTGAATTAGGAATTGTATATGGGGTTGCTGGAAAAGCTATAGAAGAATCTCCTGGTCCCGCCGAATTGATTGCTCTTAGTTTAATTTGATATTGTGTTCCATTAACTAATCCAGTTATGGTGTATGGAGAAGTTGATTGAATTGGGGCAAGTGTTGTCCAGTTAACTCCATTATCTGTTGAATATTGATAATTTGTTATTTGAGATCCACCATTTGAAATTGGTGAAGTCCATGAAATTTGAATTTGTTGATTTCCTGGAACACCTTGTGTAATTGTAGGGGCTGTTGCAGCCACACTAATTAAAATTGAAGAAGAAGAAGATGCTGCTCCTGCACCCACGGATGTAACAGCACGTATTCTTACAGAATAAGTTAAACCATTTGTTAATCCAGTTATAACCATTGGGCTTGTTGAAGAAGCAGGAGATCTTGTTACCCAAGTATTGCCATTATCTAAACTATACTGATAGTTTGTAATAGGAAAACCACCGTTTGATCCAGGTGCTACAAAATTAACTGTTATCTGACTGTTTGCACCAATAAGACTAGATATAGTTGGTGCAGTTGCTGCAGTAGATGGAGAACCTAGTGCTACTGCTGATGCTAGGCCAGATCCAGCAGCATTAACTGCTCTTAGCTTAACTTGATAAACAGTACCATTTGTTAAACCTGAAATTGTATATGGACTTGTAGTTTGGGCTGGAAGCATTGATGTCCATGTTGTTCCATTATCAATAGAATACTCATAGTTTAAAATAGTACCATTTCCATTTGAAGATGGAGCATTCCAGTAAACAGTAATAGCATTATTTGAACCTAAAATTTGATAAATTGTTGGTTCAGTTGCTGTTGTTATTGTAACTGTAGGTGCACTTCCAGGTCCCGCTGTTGCAGAAGTTGCACCAAATGTTGTGGGTGTTCCATAAAAAGATGGTCCAATTAAATAAGGATAAGCACTTACTCCAGTTGATTGATCTACGCATACAAAGTAAGCATATGTTCCACCTGGATATTCTGGTGTTACACAATAACGACCATTATAGGCATCAAGTGTACCTCCGCCCGTATACGTATAATCTTCAACAAATATACCCATTGGATACTTGCCAAAATCTATTGGTCCACCATTTGCAGATCTTGTAGATTGTGCTTTTTTGGTATAACCAGATTTCATAAGCGTTACGCCAGAAGATGAATTATTTGCAGTTGCATATCCATATGGTCCATAAATTGGATAGCCATCTAGGGCATAACCAATAATGTAACTGTGTCCATCGGGTCCTGATAATGTTAAAGAGTTATTTAAATATGATATTGCGGATATTTCTTTTGTTCCCGCAGCATTTGTAATAGAACCAGTTCCAGATTCCCAAGCATTTGCAAAGCTAAAATCACGATAATGATATGAACCATTTGTATCTGCAGCACCACCTGCATTATCTTCACCAAATGTAAATCCAGCTATTGATTCTTCAGCATATGCTGCATTATAGTGATATCCATTTGCAGTATAATCTTGAAATCCCGCAGGAACTGATGTTTGAGCAGATGGGTTATAAAAAACTACACCATTAAGGGCAACTCCTATTGGTCCTGATGGGGTTGCTGTTTTTACAGAAGCAGGAGTATTGGTACCTGCATTTAAAGTCCAGGTAGTGTTATAGTTTTTTGTTATTGGTACATTTGACGCTGATGGATTGCCATAGCTATGATAAGGAAGTCCTGATCCTTGAAAATTAATTAAACCTGAACCAATTGTCCAGGTTGTTGTTGTTCCATTAAGACTAAGTATCTGATTGATTGCCATATTATCATGCTACCGTTACGCCTGAAGCAATAAAGTTAATTCCGCCTGGAACATTTGCGGAAGCATAAATTTTATCGTTAATATTAAGAACTTGATTTAAATCAATAGTAACAACTGTATTTGCATCAATTTGACAATCACCAAGGATCTTATATGCATCAGAAATGCCAGATGCTGTGTTTGGAACAATCCAAATGCTGCATGAAAGTAAACCTTGATAGATGTTACTTAAAATAATTTGTTTTAATATAATTTTTGTGTTTGCAGTATAGTATAGATCTTGTGTTGCATTTAGCGTTCCTGGACCAATAAATCTGGTTGGTGTATATGCCATTTAAATCTCCTTTACGGTGTTGGCACAGACCACTTAGAAATAAGATCTCTTTCAACTGCCAAATATTCTGTTGCCGATAATGCTCTATTATAAATTAAAAGCTCTCCAAGAGAGAATTGTCCATATGCAGTAATATATCTTCCTACTGCTTGTCCCGACATACCAGACAATGAACCTGCTGATGCACCTACACCAACATCTACGCTATTTCTACGAATACGACGTGAGTTATCTGCTGTGCTATAAACAAGTGTATAAAGTTCTGGTGTTCCAGCATTGGCATTTGTTACAATTGCATTCTGATCATCGTTTCCGAATCCCCACTTATATGTGTTTGCAGATAAGTTACCAAAGTACAAGTTGTTTCTTGTTCCAACTCCCTGTCCACCAATAATATAAGAATTTGAAGATTGTGCTGTTTTTGATGCTACGTGAAAAATTGTAAATGAAGTTCCAGCTAAGAAGGCCATCGTCTGGTCGTTAAATGTTAAAAATTGTGATGAGCCAGAAAATGCAATAGCTCCAAGACCGCTTAAACCTGTTGCTTGCCATACTGGCTTATTTCCTTGCGTTGCTTGAACAAGAGTTCTAGCGTTTGCTGTTTTATCCTGCCAAGATGAAACGTAACCATTTGCATCTCTTGTAACTAATGCTGATGCTGATGCATCAAACTGTGCTACAAGTCCATTTGTTGTATATCTGTTTCTGCGATAAATTGATCTTTGATTATTCAGCATCTTTAACCTCTGGCTTCGTTGGAATTGTTACTTCGCTTAAATTACTAGCAGAACGTAGTTTTTCAACTGCTGCTCTATGCTTTTTAAATTCTGTTTTTTGCAGATCTGTTGAAATAATTTCAAAATCAAGATGGGCATCAAGATGAGCTTTAGCCTCTTCATCTGTCATTTTAACTACTTTAACAGCATACCACTTTTTGTCTTTTTTGTAAACATCACATGGTATTAAATGCTCGTTTTGTGAGTCATGCTCGATATTAGTCTCTACAGTGACGACATTGTTTTTATTTAAGAAATCAACACCTGGTCCAGTCTCTGGATAGGTTACATTAGGGAATAACTCTTGAAGAGTTCCCGCTTTAATTACTTTATCATCTTTTACAATGGCGTACATTTTAGTTAGTTATCCTTTAGTTTGTAATATCTGAGAATGCGTATCCACCGTATACAGTAGTTCCATTATTTCTTGTATAGAAATTAAGAAGTGTTGTATTAGATGAAAGAACTGGAGCAAGGTTAGAAGCTCCACCACCGTCCCACTTAATTGATGAAGGCCATGTAATTGTATAAGAGCCTCCAGCCTTAATTTCTAATTGCCAAAATTGTGCAGAGTTTGTTGTCTGTGCAACGTTAGCAAAAGCAACTGTTATGTTACCGCCTACCTGTACTCTGTAAATATTGGCTAAAGAAAGGTCAAGAGTAGCTGTACCAGATGACACTGTACCTAAATCGGTAAACTGCGATGGAATATTAAAATATGCATATCCTTGACCATTGATTGGTGCTTGTAGATATGTATAAGTCCAAAGTGCTGGTGTTACCGCCTGTGGTGTACTTGTTACTGGCATTTTTATCTCCTATTTTTTCTATTAATTTTGTAAAGCTAAATTTATTATGAGCCCTTTACATAATATGTAATTATGCAAACTCCAGAGCCACCGTTTGTTGTTCCGCCTGCGCCTCCGCCTGAACCTGTATTTGGTGAAGCTGCCATAGAAGGCGATCCAACTTGAGATCCATATCCAGAACCTCCGCCATTTGAACCTGGACCTGCAGAACCTCTTGCAGCTCCGCCACCACCACCTGCTATACCGTAAAGTCCTTCTCCGCCTTCTCCTCCAGTATACCAGTATTGAGAAGTTCCATTTGCAACACCTGGGCCACCGCCTGAAGAACCTTCTGATTGTGTTCCTGGGCTAGAATAACCAATATATCCGTTTCCATAATGGTTTTCTCCTGGATAGCCAGCTCCGCCAGCTCCTCCGCCACCGCCACCTGCGCCCCAAGATGTCTGCCACTGTCCTTGTGCGCCACCTGATGAGCCGTAGCCTGTAATATTTTGAGCTCCTGCTCCGCAAGAACCGCCATTACCTTGAGCCTGTGTGCAGCCACCGCCGTATGCAACCATGTAGAATGAATCTCCTGAACCACCAAATGATGAATTTCCACCATTTGCGTTATTTGATCCTCCACCTGCAATTGTAACTGGAATTGCTGATCCAGTTGCGTATGAGTTAATATCTAATGTTCTGCGAAGAACCTGTCCAGCTCCTCCGCCACCATGTGCTACAGAATCGTGGTCTGATGCTGCACCTGCACCACCGCCAACAAGAATTACATCAATATATCTTGCTGATGCTGCTGGGCGGGTCCAAGAACCTGAGCCTGTAATTGTAGTCGTATATGAAAGATACGAACCTGTTAAATAGTTTCCAACGTTTGTAATGATTGTTGGAGCATAAGATGTTGTATAAGATGTTGCTGCACTTAAAATTGCAGAATCTAATCCTGGTACATAAATTTGATTAATTGTGCCGTATGTAGCCATTATTTATTGCCTCCTGGTACTGCTGGATCCTGCTTATTTACCGCTACAGGAGGTGTTTCAGCAGATTCTGTAGTATTATCTGTCATTTTTGTAGCTGCTGGATATTCTGGAGACTTAAATTCTTTTTTATCAAAATCATAAGTCCAAGCAATTCCTGGTTGTGGATTCATATCTGTAATATCAATATGATTATGATCAGCATAATCTGCATGATCTTTTAACCATTGTGGGTCGTCTAGAACAACTGTGTTTCCAACAACACCCTCATCTGTTACTATTGCAAATACATGCTTATATAAATCACTCACCGTATGCCTCCTTGCGACCCTGTTCTGCAAGATCTGTAGTTGCTACAGAGGCTTGACTAAACTTGTCTGTTTTTTCATCATATGTGCCACCAAATTGGGCTTTATTGTCTTCTGCATAATCTGTAAAATCAATTGCAAAATGACCGTCTTGATGATCTGGGTGTTCTAAAACAATATCGGTATTGTCTGCCCAGATAATGTTTACAACTTTTCCGTCTTGAATTAATGCTATATGTCTGCTCATATTATGGCTTTAGGTATACGTAAATGATACATACACCACTACCTCCCGCTCCTCCTAGTGATGCGTTAAATCCTCCGCCACCACCTGAACCTGTTCCTGCCATTCCTGCACGGCCTGTGTTATTTTGAGTATTATCTCCACCTTGACCACCGCCTGATGAGCCTCCGCCAGAAGCTGCTCCGCCTCCGCCTCCGCCACCAGCTAATCCATTTGTTCCAACTCCACCTTGTCCACCATGGCAAATATTTGTTGTCCAAGCATGACATATTCCTGAACCACCATTTGAGCCACCAAATCCATAAGAAAAGCCACCATAAAATCCAGACATGTTTCCGTATGTATTTGTTCCGCCAGTAGTTCTTGCATTTCTGCCAGGTCCGCCTGAACCGCCTCCGCCACCACCAGCATTATACTGATAGTTTGTGTAGCCACCGCCACCACCACCTGAACCAGCACCAGTTATGTTGCCAGCTCCTGGTCCACAGCCTCCTGCATTTCCGCCGTTACCGTTGTTAGATGTCCATCCACCACCGCCACCACCATATGCAACCATGTAGAAGTTTTGTCCAGAAACTCCGAATGTTGAGTTTCCTCCATTGTTACCATTGTTGTTTGCACCAATTTGTGCTCCGCCTGAGCCAATACCAATTGAAATTGATTGTCCTACTGAAATTGTTGAGATATCTACGAAACGATCTAGGTATTGACCTGCTCCGCCTCCGCCTGAGCCTCCGTTATAAGCGTTGTTGTGTGTTCCGCCTGAACCGCCTCCGCCAACAAGTACAACTCTTGCTATAGAAGCAGAGTTTGCTGGGCGAGTCCATGTACCGCTTGAATAAAATCTTGTTTCATATGGTAAGTAGAATGAACCGAGATTGGCTGCAGCAACTGCTGCGCCAGTTACTCCCGCTGTAATTCCAGCATTTATACCACTTTGAACGTTAGCGTTAATGGTTGTTGTTAACCCTGGTAGGTATGTAGATTGTGCCGATGTTGATACAGCCATGTTTTTATTCTCCTAAAATATCAAGATGTTGTTACTTTTACACCAGAGATAAACATTGAAAGTGAAGCTGCTGTTGAGCCTGTCACCTTAATGATCTCAGAAACGTTCATTACCTGCTTTACGTCTAAGGTAAGGAATGTCTGTGGTGGTACTGATAACTGATAAGCTAAGTACACTTCAGCAATCTTGACGTTGAATGTCTGTGCTGAAGATGTTAAGTTTTGTACTGTTATTGATGTTATAACGTCAGTCTCCGCAGCTGGGGTTGTCCAAACAGCTGTCTCAGCTGTTGGCAATACTCCTGCATAAAAGCGTGACGGTAAGCTTACTGTAGTTGCCATATTAGATTGCTCCCATTGTGTTGTTTATTGTATAGTTATTTACAGACTGAGCAATTGCTGATTGTCCCGCTGTTACTGCGGTGCCAATTGCTGCAATTTGAGTTGAGCCTGCTGAGTTAACTGATGTTACCGCACCTGTTGATGCGTTTTGAATGCTAGTAATTTGGGTGTTTGTAGCAGCTACTACGTCGTTAACCCCCAAAAGATTTCCCATAGCTTCGATTGCCTTAGCTAAGAAAACCAAATCTTGTGCACCTAGAGTGCTTGAACTGAGGGCATTTACTTTTGTTTGAAACAAAGCAATCTGCGTTCCTAGTGTACTATAATCTGCCATATTTAATCACCTCTCGTATAGTATATCATAACTGTTTATTAATTCGGTTCTGTGGGCCAAACTACATCATAGTCATTTGTTGAATCTGGTAAGTCTCTTAATGCTTGGCGATATGCTTTCCATTCCGCCTTTTTTTCATCAGATAATGGAGCATTTTCTGTCCAATCTGTTCTTGCTAACAATGCAGTTCTACGGTTTCTAACGTGAGATACTGCTCCAGAAACAGTCATTTCTGCCATCCAAGCATCGTGCTCTTCTTGCGTCATAGATCTTGGAGAACCATCATTAAATATTAAATGCTTTCCATCTGGAAAATGATCATCAACTTCATGCCATTCGGAACCATCTTCTGTATTATCTGTTGGAAGTTGTTCTGCAGTTCTTGTTTCAATTTGAATATGAGTATCTTTATGAAATCTTGCAAACTTTTTTATAGGCTTTGGCTCTGGTAGAGGTTCTGCCGATGTTGGAAAATTTGACTCAAAAGAATCTGGGTTTAAAATTGTATCTGTTGGTTGTGCGTCTGACATTATCTATCTCCATATAGTGTTGCTGCTCTATTCCATACAGAATATGAGTCAATAGTGCTTGTATAGTTATTGTTTGTAATATCTCCATATGTCCATGCTGCCATAGTCATACGCATATCTGGTCCAATCCAGTAGTTTGGAGGGAATGTTCCTTGTAGGTTGTAGAAGCAGTTATTTTGATCCCACTCATAAATCCCGCCAGTTGATGTATAAAAATAAAATGTATTGCATAATACTATAGCAGCTGTAGTTTGTGCTGGAAGAGTAAATGTTCCAGATATACCAGCATTTGTTGGTGATCCACCAGTATATGTTGCTAAGTTAGTCCAATTTACTGTTGTTGCTGTTGAATATTTGTTTGTATTTGGAATACCAACTTGCATTCCCGCTCCATCATAACCTGATGACCAATATGTTGAAATTAATCCCCATACAGAAACGTTAATTGATGATGAAGGATGATAGTTTCTAATAAACATTACACGGGAACCGAATGGGCCGTATGAGGTGTTTTGAGGATATGTTTCATAGTGAGTATGGCTTCCACCAGATTGATTGTTTGTAGACCAATCTAAACGCTTTATTGCGTGTCCCCAAGTTTTTTGAGATTCATTTTGCAAACGATATCCGCCAAGTGCGTACCAAAAAGATCTTTCTGCGTCATAAGGTTGATACCCAGTCATGTATGTATAATAGCTTGTCCACGAATCTGTATTATTCCATGTGTAGTTACCCATCATAGAATTACCACGATTGTTTACTGAATAAATTGATGGAACTGCATATGGAAGACGTGATGCATCAGAAACTTCTTTAACAATATTATCTGTTCCAGTTACGACGCCAAGCGATGCTGCTGTAACACCGAGTGATGATGCTGTAATATTCAAACTTGATTGTGAAATTCCCGCCGTAGCTACTACGACATCGCTTAGATTTGCCATTATACTTTTCTCCATCCGTATGTTGATCCGCTATATACTAGGGTCAATCCATATCCATTTACGTTAAATACTAAATCTGATGAAGCACCTTGAATAAGTGATCCATTTCTTGCTAATGTAAAGTTAGTTGTTGCTGAAGTTCCTGCCATATCTACAACTTGAACCTGATATCCAACACCTGGATTAAGAGGCAATGTAATAACAAGACCTGCTGCGGGTGTTACAAGAAGTCTATCTCCGTTAACTGCTGTATAGTTTGCAGTTTTTACAGACCATGCAGATGGTACTGTTGCAATAGAGCTTTGAATAGAGCTTAACTGAGAATTAATTGTTGAATATTGGCTTGCATTTGTAGATATAAACGAGTTAACATTTGACATCTGATTTTGCAAGGTTGTAATATTGCTCTGAGCTGTTGCTAATGCTGATCCATTTGCAGATGAATTAATTGTTGCTATTGCTGCGGTTGTTGCAGCATTGATTGCTACAATTTGATTCTGTGTAGCTGTATAAATATCATTTGTACCTAAATCGGTTCCAAGCGTATTTAAGGATGCTCCTACAAGTGCTAAGTCGTTAGCAGTTAATGTGCTGGTTGTCATCAAGTTAGCTGCTGCTGACTTGTATAAGCTTATCTGGCTACTTAACGTAGAGTAATCAGGCATTTATTCTCCTTCTTAAGCTTGGGCTTCTGTCCAAGATAGTGTTGCTGAAATATTTGCAGCTGTTGTACCAATATTGGTTGCAACAATTGTAATGATGTCTGGTCCGTTAGGGAATCCTGGGTTAGATGTGCTTCCATCTCCATTTAGGATTGAGTTTCCAAGATCTCTAACCTTAGTCAAATCTACACGGGTAACTGAGTAGTTTGTACCACCCGCATTATCTGTATAGAATGCAAAGATAACGTCTCCACCAGAAACTGTGTTTGTTGGTGATGTAACTGGTGTACCAACAGAACCTGTACCATCATGGTAAATAATTTGTGATAACGAACCTGAACCCACTTTGTTTAACTGCCAATCTGTTGGAATTGTAACTCCGTTAAGAGACTGTGGATTAAGAATACCTTGAATCAAGAACTGTCCTTGAGACAAGATATTTACGTTATAAAGCTTTGCTGCCATTGTATTCATAAGTTCACGGATACCAAAGTTTCTTCCGATACCGTTATCTACTGAAGGTGCAATTCTCATTGAAATCAAAGGACGTGCTTGTTGTGTAGATCCAAATGTTTGAACAATAGATCCATTTGGATAAACAGCTTGAATAGTTTCTGTTAATGTACTTCCACCTGCAAGATTGTAGGTGATTGTATTTGATGTTACTGCTGATATATTAAATGTACCATTATATACAGATGAAACAGTTGCTGTTGCATTGTTTGTAGTAGGAATTGCTGTTAAACCAAGTGTTCCTACTGCCTTTGTGTAAGAGAATGTATTTGCAGTTACTGCTGTAATTGTGTATATACCGTTAAATGTTGTATCTACACCTGTAACAGTTACTGTCTGTCCCGCCAAATAATTGTGAGAGCTAGAAGTTGTTAAAGTAGCAACGTTGCTATTTACTTGCTTATATGTAAGTGAATAAACATTGTTAACACCTGAAACAACTGCTGTATAGCCAGCTTGCAATGAGTGTGATGCTGATGTTGTTAATGTTGCAACACCTGAAGATGCAGATCTGTTTGTAATTGTTGCAGAAACCGAACCAGATCCACCAACTTGAAGATAACGCTGCATGTTAGCGGTAAAGATGAACGACTTATCATCATCGAATCCGCCATCCATAATAACTGATGATCCCCAGTGTGACATAACTGGTGCACACTGCTGTGATATAACCATTACTGATACCTGTGGAATACCTGCTCCACCAGGAATTGTGTTGTCTGGTTGATAATTATTTAATGTGTAGCTACCATTAAGAAGATATGCTGCACCTGAATAGTATACTGTTTGTTGTACACGACGTTGAATTGTAATTGGATAACCTTGTGCAGAAGAGTTAAATGATCCTACTGCTGAATATGAACAAATTTCAAAGTTAGAGCCATCGCTGATTCTAAGGTATCCAGATGAAGGCCAATTAGTTACATCTTCTACGAACATTGTTGTGTCTGCTGCGTATAATGTAGAGCCTTGAACAGCCGTTCCTCCCGCCACAAGGCGTGTATTTGTTAGAGGCTCATTGATTGCCTCATAACGTGCTGGTAGGTTACCAGAACGCTGGTAAGCTGCTGTATTGACGTTGTTCTGAGATGCCTGGTGAACCCAAGTTACTTTACCGTCTTGACCTCTGAAGCCCCAACGAATAGTTCCTGCACCGTACCATGAATAATCAATGTATGTCATCTGCATTTTTGAAACATCAAGAATGTGTCCTGAAGGACCAGTTCCATCCATTTTGTCAAGATTCCATTGTGATTGTGGTGTCTTTAACCACTGTGTCTTACGATACTTTGTGTTTGTATTTGTTGGTGCACGATAAGCTGGCGAAATATTCATTGATGTATCAGAGTTAACCTGAATAACCAAGTAAGACTGACCCTTAATGACAATCTTATCTCCAGCAACCAATTGCTTTCTAAATAATGTGTTAGTTCCTGTTACAACGTTACTGAATTGAGTACAGTTAATTGTTCCACGAAGCTCTCTTGTTGACCAACGACGAACTGCGTGAATATTTTGTCCATCATATTCAAAATAGAATCCGTCTTGCTCTGAGAAAAGTCCTGCACGAGTTGCAGCACCCTTCCACTGAAATGCTGTAATTGATACGTTAACTCCACCTGGAACCTGATCAATTGCATTAATCTGGCTTTGGAAATTAATTGAAATTGTAAATGTATTTACATCTACAACTGTTTGAACTTGAAAAACACCATTGTATGGGTTATAAGAACCTACACAATAAACGCCTTCAATTTTAACATAAGCACCTGGTTGTAAATTGTGGTTTTGAAGTGTTTGAATTGTAACAACTTGTGAACCGACAACTACACCTGATGCGCCAATGTATGATGCATCAAATGTTGGTGTAAACTTTGTACCAGTTGAGAATGATATTGCCTTACCTGACTGATAACGGAAATATCTACGTGTTTGACGAGTTGTTTGAGCACCGCAAACGTTATTTCCTGTTGTAAGAATAACTCCACCATCCATTGGGCGGTGTTCTACATAACCTTCTGGCTTTGTATAAAATGCTTGTCCAGTAGTTGAAATTGGATTTAAAATTTGTTGACCTGGAGCAATAAATGAAAGTTGATTTGGATTAGGAACTGTATCAATAAAGAAGTTTCCATAAAGTGTTGCACCAGATATCTGTGAAACAAGAATAGGTGTTCCTGGAAGCAATCCGTGTGGATTTGGAGTAACTACTGTAATTCTTGATCCACCAGCTGATGATGCAGCATTTGCCTGATCTGAAACAGCTGTCCATGCTCCAAGGTTACCTGTGTTTCCACCCATAACGTGAGCATTATCAAAAATACCACCACCATAAATTGTGGAAAGAGTTCCATCAATTACGTTTCCGCTTACAACACCCTTTGCAATATAAGTAAAGGTATATGCGTCTAGTGGGTAGACAAGGAATGTACCTTCTGCGTTATTGCTTTGTGTTTCTTGAATAGATGCTACATCACCTGCGTTAAGTCCATGAGGTGTATTTGTAACAACTGTTACTGTTGATCTTGGAGATGCACCATTTCCTGTAATAGATGCGATATCAAATGAGTTACCACCAGTTGCTCTTCCAAAAAAGCCTGGGTAATTCATAACTAATTCTAGTGACTCCCATTTAGATGGCTGGGCACCATATTCAAAGTCTGTATCAATAAGAGCGGTAGGTGAAGAAATCTTCATCTTACCTACGCCATCAATACCTTCTGGCTTTGGTTCAATATACTCTGCAACTTCATCTATTACAATTTGAAGCTTGTCTGTAGATGACATTGCTGCACAGTTATACTTTAATACTACTGTTGTTGTTGAACGGGCTGTATTGGTTGGCTCTGAAGCTACCGTCCATGTTGCTGCATTAATTGTTGAATCGGAGAAATTATAGATAACGGTACCAGCGGTAACGTTGGTGATGAGAAGAACTCTCTCTTGTCTAATACCCTGTGGTATTGTGATGGTATTCGTTGTTGGATTAAACGTATAACCTGTTAGTGGATAAACTCTTCTTGCCATATTTTTTTTCTCCTAAAATATCATACTTGTTGCAGTTATTTTTGCCTTTAACTGTGTCAAGTTTGTTAGTGTTGTGTATTTTGGATAGTATATACCCAAGTTTAAATATTGATCTGCTACAAATGCATTGACTGATGAGTTTAATATATTTATAGCACTGCTTACTGTTGGTCCTTGTGGTCCCGCTGGACCAGTTGCACCTGCAGGTCCTGTTGGACCCATTATGTTACCTTGCAAAATCCAACTTGTTGATGATGAACTATAAACATAATAGTTACCATTAGCCAAGTTTAAATAATTATCTCCGTCTAGTATACCAACAAGTCCGCCGTTTGATGCTGGTGCTACTTGTCCTGTATAAATCTTGCTTCCACGAGTTCCTGGTGTTCCCGCAGCTCCCGCTGCACCTGTAGCACCTGTTGCTCCTGCTGGAATTGTAAAATTAAGAACTGCTGCTGTTGTTGTTCCTGTATTTGTTACAGTTGGAGGATTACCTGCTGCTACAGCAGTAACTGTGCCAATTGTTATTGTTCCTGATGGACCCTGTGGACCTGTTGCACCCGTGGCTCCAGTTGCACCAGGACGTGATCCTGCTACTACTACCCACTGCGTACCGTCCCAACGTTTTAATGACACTTATACATCAACTCCTTTGTAAATTATATCAAACAACTGCCAAAAAGCAGTTATATGCCCATCCATCTTAAAGTAATTTCATCTGACAATGTTGCATTGATTTGTGAAACAGAAGTTTCTATTGTTACTGCTTGTGGAAGTCTAATCCATGAACCATTTGCTGAATAATAAGCATTTCCCGTATTTTGAGCATATACAAACATTCCGTCTGATATTGAAGCAGATGGAAAAGATGAATAAGATGGATATTGACCAAATGTTAATGATGAATAATTAAATACGTTATTATTATCAGTAGGGTCAGCCCAAAATTGCACCACAGAAGGATCTGGAGCAGTTGATTGAGCAACTAGGACTTGACCTTCTGAATCTCCTAGTGCTACCCAATAATCTCCTGTTGCTGGTGTTGCAACTGGTGGAACATAATCTGCAAATAAAACGGGAAGTCCAGAATCTGTGGTGTCTGCCCATAAAGTATTTGTTCCAAAGTTAGATGTAGGCTGTGTATCTTGAACTACAATATAATCTGTATTGTCATATTGTGAACCATCTAACCAAAGATCACCAATTTGTGCTGTTGCTGTTGGATCACCAGTTCCCACCCAAAATTCTGTAGGTGCTGGAAGCGTATCGGTTGTAATAAAATTAGAACCACCACCGCCACCACCAGAGCCAGAACCTAAATCTTGCCAAGAGTTTGTATAGCCTCTAAACTTATTAGACGTTGTGTTAAAGTAAACCTGTCCTGATTTTCCATTTTGAGGATCAGTTGCAAGTTTAGCAATATTAATCGGTGCTAAAAAAGTTTTGGACATTTAAACTCCTAATTAACCAGTTACAACTACGCTGTATGTGGTTGAATTTGATGGTGCTGATGCAAATCCAATTGTTACTGTATTTACATCTGTGTAAGTAATATCTGTTTCAACTACTGCCCATTGTGTATCTGGTGCTGCTGATGATTGATAAACTGCAACTGTAACATCTCTTGTTGAGAGACCGTGATTAATTGCAAAGTTTGTAGCTGCACCGTTACCAGTAATAGTTGCTGTAAGCTTTTGTACACCATAATTTCTAGATCCGCCAGATACACCTGTTGCAGATTGTGTAACAGTATCTGAAGAGAATGTTAAGGTGTTGCTTGAAAGCGCAAGTCCTGTTCCTGGATTTATCTTTAATCCGTTTGTTCCAGTTGACAAAGCACCTGTTGAATCAAGTCTTACTTGTAATGAACCATTATTTACAGACAAACCTGAAGCATTGTGAGCATCAGATGTTGAAGTATCTGAAGATGTTCCAAGGTTTACTGCTACCTGAAGTCCTGTTACAGAAAGTCCAGCTCCTGCTGTTACTGTTCCTGAACCAGAAAACTGTGTCCAGCCAATATCATCTGTTCCGATAATAATTGTTTGCTTTGTTCCAGTTCCTTGTGTATTAAGTGTCCAACCTGTATTTTGTTGTGTTGGTGTAACTGTATATTCACCATTGTTAACAGCTACAAATACAAGATCTCCTGGAGATACTTGTCCAGCAATGTGGTTGTCAGAATCTACTGCACGGGTAAGTACCCACTTAACACTTGATGTTCCAAGTGTAGATACATAATAAATACCATTTTGCTTTTTATCTGTCTGATTCTTAACAAGAACTCTATCGTATAAATCTGGTGAGTAATTATCAATTGTAAGTACTCCATTAGCAGATGCTGTAAGTGTTGCACCTACACCATAACCACCGTCTGCACCTAGTGTTCCATCTGCGTATACGGCTGCAAGTGGGGCAGTAGTTGCTGCTTCAACAGCGTCATGTGAATTAAATCCAGAGGCTGTGTTATCAACATATTGCTTTGTTGCAACTTGTAGTGCTTGTGTTGGATCTGCTGCAACTGTTACTTGTGCAAATGTTGGTGTTGCTGTTGTGCGAATATCTTGAACTGTATTAAGTGCAATTGTTCCGCTACCATTTGTAATGGTTATGCCGTGGTTTGTTCCTTCTGATAATGTTGCAACGGCATATGTGCCATCAGCTTTACCAATTAGAAGAGATCCGCCACCAGGTAGTGTTGATGTTCCAGTACCACCTTGACCTACTGATAGTGCTGTTGTCAAACCTGAAAGGCTTGTAATACTTGAGTTAGCACCTTGTTCTGCTGCATAAAGGTTTGTTCTTGCTCCTGCTGCAGTTTGTGCTCCAGTACCACCGTTTGATACTGAAAGTGCATTTGTAAGTGTAAGTGTTGGAATTGTTACATTTCCAGTAAATACTGCTCCAGAAAGTCTAGCTACAGTATTTGGAATGTCTGCATCTACAAGTAGTCTAAATGTTGGTGCAGCATCTGATCCAGTTGTTGGACCTGCAAAAACTGTATTCTTTGCTTGAGTATTTAATGAAGCTGTTAGTGTTCCAGTTGTTGTAACTGTTGGTGTTGATACATTAAAAATTCCTGGAAGTGCAAGGCTAACGCTTGTAACACCAGTATTTTTAATTGTTACTGTATCACCAAGGTTTACAGTTTGATTAGATGTTGATCCATTAACTGAAATTCCAGTATCTGAAGCAATTGTAATAGTTGAATTAACAAGTGCTGAATTTGGAATGTTGGTAGCAGTGTTATGTCCAGTTGCTCCAAAATCAAGGCTCTTGTATTTTAATGTTTGTGTTGAATCTAGATCAGCAAGTACATGTGTTCCAGAGTTGTAATAAGCTGTAAATCCTTTTGTAGAATCAAGCCAAATGTCACCAGCTACTGGTGTGGTTGGTGCTGCAGTAGCAACGGGGATATTAATGGACGCTCCACCAGTTGTTGATGCAGTAAATGTAGACTTACCACCGTTAACAGTAATTTTGCCACCAAATGTAGCGTCATTTCCAGAAGAAAGTGTTAATGTGCCTGGAAGTGTAAGGGCTGATGCTAATGATATGGTTACTGTATTAGTGCTATTTGAAACAACTGTTTGATTGCTTGTTCCTTGAACAAGAACATCACCAGTAAATGTATTAACTGATGAAACAGTGTTGTATACGCTGCTTACCTTTTCCCATGCATATACTGCAGGTGTTGTTGGGTAATTTGACCAGTATGACTGGTATAGAGCACCTCTGCCATTATTGGCTGTGGTATTAAAGTAAAGTTGACCTGCACCGCTTATAGTAGGTGCTGAGGATGCGGGATGAATTACTGCATTAAGTAATTGATTTCCCTTAAGATTGATATTAGTTAAAAAATTCTTTGCCATGTGTTATTAACACTCCCTTTTAATTTATGATAAGTACGCATAGCCAGATACTGGTTGTGAAAAATCTAATTCCACGGTATCTGCATCTATGTGAGACACATCACATTCTATGTTATTTTGACCATAATCCATTATCGTTACTGTTGGGCGATAATGCAGTGAATGGTGCACTGTCCAAGTTGTTGCCATGCTTTGCTGCTCATACACGTATGAGAAGTTTTGTGGATTTACAAGAACTTGTCCAGAGTTCCATGCCGTTCCACTTTTTGTATAAATAGTATTTGTAGAAGTGTTTATAAAAACATCTCCACTTAAACCAAAATTTTGAGCTGGTGCAGAAGTTCCTGCATAAAGGGTGTTTCCACCAAACAAGAAGTTTACTGTTCCCCAACCAGATGTAGTCTTAGGTCCATAAAATTCTTTTGTATCTGCGTTGATATAGTAATCTCCAGGAACACCTAAACTTGGTGAAGGTGCGCCGTGATCACGATAGAAAATAGTTCCTCTTGGACCTTGAAGGCCAACCTGAGAAATATTGACTATATTATCTTGTTTGATAACGGTAACGTTTTCAGACATTAATCAATCACCCCTGGATCTACAATTATCCAACCATTTGATATTGTTGATGCTACTCCATCTGGGCTTGTAATCTGAATTTGATAAGCACTTCTTGGAATAACAAACTTTCTTGTTTTTGCTGGTGTTAGATTAACAACAATTTGACCTGCTGTAGCATAAGGAATGGTTATTCCATCCCCCATAGTTCCAACTGCACAAACAATTTTACCGCCTGGCTTGTCTCTAACTTCAATTCTGGCTGTATATCCTGTTAAATCAATTGGATTCTTGTTAGAATCGGTATAAGTAATGTTCAAGATGAACGAATCACCTTGAATAGCATTATAATTTACCTCTTTTTGATTCACGGGTCACTCCATAATTATAGTTATTTCATTACTGATTATAGCATTATTATTTAACAAAACATAGAAAAACCCGCCTGGTGCGATGTTCCCATTAGGCAACGTTCGTGGCGGGTATTGTTAATCTTATTGTATCAGATTAAGCGTTAATATCTACAATTTCACATTCTCCAGATACGCAAGCAAGTGCTTGGCTTCCAGTTGTGGAATCTTCTAGTTCATATAGAGAAAGTGCTTCCCAATTAATGTTTTCTGGCATCTTAGCCTTTAAATCATTATAGGCAGCTTCATCAACTTCTTGATATGGGGCTTGAACGTAGGTGTGATCTGAATATGGAAGGAATGAAATTCCAGACACCTCATCAAAATGCTTATAAACCCAAGCTCCAACTTCCATCCACTCATCTTCTTTTACAGAAACTGTAATTGATGGCTTGTGCTCACACCAGTGACGTTGATATGTCAACCAAATTTCTAGTTGGTCAATTGCAGTTAGCTTATCTCTAGTAATAGCGTTTGATGGTGCCTTTACTGGAAATGAGAATACTGTTGTGTCTTGTGGCTTCATAAAATCGTCTTCTGCAGGAATTCCTGAATCCTTAAGGAATTGAGTTAGAGGATCTTTCTTATCTCCACGAACAGTTCTAATGTAGTAATCAGAATGCCATGGATGCATTCCTGAAGACACCCCGACCAATTGGGATACTGTACCAGATGGCTTTACGCAAGTCACCGCAGCAGAAGCGGGAATCCCAATTTTCCCTGCTTCTTCAATATTTGTAGAAACAGCATTTTCACGAAGGCTGTCTA